ATTGTCTAGTCTGATTTGACTGATACCGTTACGTAGGGCTCCGTATAAATCTACTACAGTGTGCCATAATAAGTTGCTAGGAGGTGCAGTTGGAACCTGTACACCTGAGTTGTTTGTAACCACTGCTTTGGTTTCTAAAACTTGTAGTTTGTTACCAATTAGTAAGGTTTGATAATTGAAAGGAGTAAACAATTGCCTTGTTCCTAATAGTAAATCACTATCAAAAATGGCTTCTGCCATATCACCGTTTCCGTCAAATACACTTGCAACTATTTTTTCTACTACACCAAGTTTTTTAACTTTTGCTGGAGGCGAAATATAAATTGGCATTACAAATCTTAGTGTAGCAATGTCAATAGGATCGTCTGTTCCCATTGGGATACTCCTTGAACTCCAAGTAACCTGTTCTAAGTACATAACACTTAAACTGGTCCAGTCGATAAAGTTTTCTGTGCTTTGTATTTCTAAACTTGGGTTAAACAATGTCAATAGTTGCTCAAGTAATTGTAATTTTTGATTAGTATTTGATGTCCAGATGTCTAAGTTGACTTCCAAATCAAATGGAACTGGCATTAGTTTTTCAATTGTAAATGCATTGCCTTGTGTGGTTTCGTAGGATTCGCTTTCGGTATCCCAATAACGTTGTCTTACATTCTGCTTTTGTACAAAATAAGGTTCTTGTATTCTATCACGTGCATAATTTAAATTTGTAACATGAAATGTCATCAACGGCGTTGATGGCAAACTGTTGGCACTGTTTTGTTGTATAATTGTTTGTGCTTGTCTTGTAGCATCACCATAACGTACTGGTACTCTATACAATGCTTTTTGTGAATTGTCTTCTGTTCTGCCGTATTCTACTTGAAAGTTTGAAAATACTCTTGTAAACTGCAATAAGAATCTGCGTATCTGTTCATCATAAAAAAATTGTTGCATTAATTATCAGCCTGCGGTTTAAGTATTTTACTTAAAGGTTGTCTTTCGTCAATCTGTCCACGATCTTCAGTATCTGTTTTATTTGTATTGTTTACAAAACTGCTACGTTGTGTTTGAGATTTAACATTTCCGTAGTTTGCAACTGCTTTTTCTTTATCGCCTGGTGTCAAATTAGTCCTCACATCGTCTTCATACTTAACCCATCGCGAGCCACTATAGCGAAAAAGTCTGTTCGGATAATAATCTAAACGTAGTGCAAAGTCACCTTCTTGTGCGCCTTGTGGGAAACTTGTGCCTGGTGTAACAGGCAAACCGTTTGGTGCAATACCATCGCCAGTCAAATATCCAAGTGTATATCCATTTGCTCTTGGGCTTTGTGGTTGCCCATCAACATCAACATTGGTTGTGTCGACTGTTATTCCTGTGTTGTCAACTGTGTAACTGTTTGGATCTGCTGGTTTTCCATCTTCGTTGGTTGGTACAATGTAAAATTTAACCGTGTCATAACCACTGTAAGGTACTTCGTATTCTGCTTGTGTAAGTATAGCATCGTTGATTTCTCTATCTTTAACCACTGTGGCAAAGGTTTCTTGTTCCGTAAGAGGTGTAAACTCTTCCCAATGAGTAGTTGTACTAATATCTACACTTGGATTAACATCTCGTATTGCCTTATAGTAAGTGTCTCCAGCAAGTACAATACTTCCTTTTGGATAGTAATTGCCATTGTCCCAAATGTTTTTCTCTTCAAATGGCTTTTTAAGTATGTCATAATACTCTTGAGCACTAACAAGTGGTGTTGCTTTTACACGCCACAAGTGCGGTAACCAAGTTTGTGAAAACCCTTCACTGGCAAAAGCTGCATCTTGTATTACGTAATATTTTGGTATAGCACGTGCAATGCCACTGTCTAATGGATTGTAATCTTTTAAGTTTGGAAGCTCTAATACATCACCACTCATAAGTTTACGACCAAGTGTGTCAATCATAAAGTTGTAATGAAAAGTAATAAACAGTGTGTCGTTGTTTAAGAATAAACCAAATTGGCTTAGATCAAAGTCAATGTCTTGTGCATTGTATACGCCTCGCATTTGGTATACATCATCATCGTACTTTCTGTCTCTGTTTTCTAGTAGAAATAAATCTTCTATAAACAGTGGAGACTCGTTTGAATAAGCAGGCTGTGTGGCATCTTGTGTACCACCGCTTACACTTGAACTATCATCACCATGTGGTGTCGGTCCAAGATATTTGTGAATAAACATATCAACACCGCCAACCTGATACATTTCCATAACAGTGCGGTCAATAAATTTGTAATCGTTTTGTCGATTAGGGCGATATAAACTAAGTCTAGGCATACAGTATTCCTTCTTACTGTATTTATGGACTTAGATAGCGACCTTAACTGGATCGTTGCCAGTGATAACTGTCATCTTCTTACAAATACCACTTACATCTTCTAGTGTTAAAAAGCCTTTTACAGTATCGCCCTGTGCGGTTATTCCTGGAAGTTCGACACCGTGACCACTATTATCACTTACCATGATTTCAAACAAGCCTTGCTTACCACCATAACTTCCTTCGTGCTTTACAATGCTCAGATTGTACTTTTTATAATCAAGTACAAGTTGGATGCCTTTATGGTATTTGCTTACATCAAACTGCAAACCTAATAATGATTCATTCATTGTTTTGCCTTCATGGTTTCTAATTTGGTAATAAATTGCATCATGTTTGCAATCATTTTATCACTTGCAGTTTGTTGTTCGATGCCAGCAGGTATACACACTGCTTCTATATCGACACTTTTAAGTGCATCTACTGCGGTAAGACATGTTGTCTTATCTGCATAAGTCATTGGATTGGCCAACACCATTGTGACTAACATAAATTTCATTTTTCAGTTCCTCCGTTTAAAAAACAGTTCATTCTACGTAGCAGATACATTGCATTCTGAGTCCAATATTCTCTACCCCATGTGCCATCAGCACAAAATTCTGCGGCTTGCCAGCAGTTGTCTATACGACGTTCGTATAGTTCTATTTTTTTATGATCCATATTTTAACTCCATTTCATCCTTGTAACACTCAACAAAGTTGTAGATAGTTTTTACTAGTTTGATATTATTAACTGAAGCACTTGCTTGAGTATAGTCCATCATAGTAAGTAACTCTGCTTCTGCACTACTAACACTATCGTGCTTGCCAGTTTCATATTCTACATTAACACTATCTTCTTTTACTATTCCAGTAATTTGTATTTTCTTCTTCATATACTGTTCCTTTTTTTCTAACTGTATATACATAATAACACAGTTAGAGTATAAGTCAACCTTTTTATTTGAAAAGAATAACAAAAGTCTTGCAACTTTTTGGTTGACACACACTATATACATGTTATACTCTTTGTAACAGTTAGATATAGGAGCGGAATATGGCAAAAGGCAAAAACTTATTAAAGCCAGGCACTCGTAAGAAAAAGCCAGTAATTAGAAAGCAACGCAGTAAAGCACAAGACCCTGATTGGTCAACGGCATTGCAAATGAGCGGACAAGCCTATCATAAACACAAGATGGTTTCAGTTGATTGGTATTACCAAGAACGTAAACCTATAGAACTGTTTCCTGATTTACTTGCATGGATGAAAGAAAATCAGTATAGCAAAGACGATATTGCTACTATGAAACGTCATGGACACAACGGAATGGTGTATGCAAGTATCTATGCAAGGTGTTTGAGACAAGGAATGCCGGATATACATCCTGAACACAATGCACACTGGCAAACACTAGCAGGCACTGTTGGCGATGTACAACCAACCACAGATTATGTGAAGAAGAGTGTCAAAGAAGCAATGGCAAGAACTATGCCAGCACCAAAGTTAGTAGTGGATAACACAAAGCCAGCAGTTGCACGTAAGACTATACAGGAAAACATGCGTGATAAGACCATGGATATCGAAGGTGCAGTGCATGAACTAGTTGATCAGTTTATGGCAAACGACTGTAAGGACCCTGACAAGTACAGTCTTATGAAATTGCTACGTGATGAAGGATGTCCTCCACAAACAATAGATATTATTGCTGATCCACTTAAGGCACAACTAAGTGAGATAAATGAGTTGATGAATCCGCCTAGTAAAAAAGAACAGGCTAAAATGTCAGAACAAGAACTTGATATGATAGCACAACTTGAAGAAGGATATAGCTACTTAGGCAAACTACAGATACGTGCAATGCAAAAGTTTCTTGAACGTGCAGTTGCTGAGTGTGCAAGTTATGTCCAGGTTAAGAAAGCAGACAGGGCGCCACGTGTAGCAAAACAAAAGACACCTGCACAGTTAGTTCGTAAGTTTAAGTATCTAAAGAAGTTTGAAGAACTGGGACTTGTGAGTGTTAGTGCAGAGAAGATGGTGCATGGTACAGAAGCCTGGCTTTATAATACAAAAACACGTAAGTTGATCTATATAGTTGCTGATGAAACTATAAAAACATACAGCATAAAGAGTAACAGTGTAATTGGTTTTGATCCAAACAAAAGTGTACAAAAAACACTGCGTAAACCTGTAGAACAAATTAAAGAACTAATGAAAGGCGGCAAGCCTAACAATAGAAAACAGTTCGCCGGGATTAAAGCAACTGAAATAAAGTATAACGGTCGCGGCAATGAACACGTAGTAATACTCAAGGCTTGGTAATTTACATAAATACTGTCATAGGATGGTATTATGGCAGAAGCACAACAAACACTTGATCAAACATTAGAAACTAAGAAGCAAGAAACATTTGACTACGTTAAGTTGCAGTTAGGCGAAGGCATAATTGACACTGAACTTGATGCTAGTCATTATGAGGCAGCTTACCAAAGAACAATTGGTACTTATAGACAACGTGCAGAAAATGCTTTTGAAGAAAGCTATAACTTTCTAACTCTTGGCGATGGCAATAACATCTATACCTTGCCCAGAGAGATTAAAACTGTAAGACAAGTTTTTCGACGTACAATTGGCTTTAGCAACGGCGGAGAAGGACAAGCATTTGAACCTTTTAGTGCTGCCGCCTTAAACACATATCTTCTAAACGGAAATCAAATGGGCGGACTTGCTACATACGATTTTTATTCACAGTATGTTGAGCTCACTGCAAAAATGTTTGGTGGGTTCATGAATTACAATTACAATACTGCTACTAAACAACTTACCATAATGAGAGATATCAAAGCCACCGGAGAAGTAGTTCTTCTTTGGTGCTATAATCTGCGTCC